AGTTTGATTCTGTATTGGTGGTCGGCGATGAAATTGATTTTAATACAATTAGCAAGTGGGCTGAAGGCACACCTTTGGCTTATAAGCAGACCATTCACGAAGACCGTGAGCTTACTAAATCGATATTGTGGGATCTCAGCGAATACAGCCGTGAATGTCATATTATCAGGTCTAATCATTCAGATCGTTTATATAATACTTTATTAAAAGTACCTGGGTTAATTAGCCTTCCAGAATTACAATATCCAGCATTCATGGGATTCAAAGACATGGGCATGGAATATCACAAGACTGCCTATGAGTTCCATCCTGGCTGGATGCTTGCTCATGGCGATGAAGGCAACATGTCTCAGCATGCAGGTATTACAGCTCTTAACCTGGCTAAAAAATGGGGTAAATCAGTATTGTGTGGCCACACCCATAGACTAGGTATGAGTGCCTATGCAGAGGGCGTAGGAAGCCATTACAGAGCCTTGTATGGGGTAGAGGTAGGCAATCTTATGGATAGAAAAAAAGCCTCTTATTTGCGCTATGGAAGCGCTAATTGGCAGATGGGTATTGCTATACTAGAAACCGTTGGAAAGACGCTAACACCCACGTTAGTGCCTATCTCAAAGGATGGCTCATTTACCGCATTGGGCAAATATTACGGGTAACATCGTTACCAAATCGTTATACAAATACGCCCCAAAATCGTTCACAAAGTCATACAGACCTGAGACACTATTTCCATGCCACAGATTGTGGTATAGAAAGTAGGGCTACATGAAAATACAGATTGATCTAAAAGCTGGTGATTTTGAACAGCTGTGGACTAATTCAATGGAATGGATGAATCAAGATTGGGAAAAACAATCAGATCGATTTGATCCAACTCCATTCTTTACTTGGCAGTATGCATATTGGTTTGATAATTATGCTTCATTAAAGTTAGCAGAAGGCTTTATTAGTACATTAGGTAAAAATTATGCTATTCACAGCGATGAGGGCACAGGCGATTGGGTCATGCTGACCAACTATGCAAGTCCATGTCATCTTCGAAAGACATTGGTGAATGCATGAGTTTACAAGAAGCAGGCTTGTTATGGGTTGCAGTAATGGTTGTTATTATCTGGGCATACGGAATTTTTCAAAATGCCAAAGATATTTCCTATTGGCGTGGGCGTAAAGATGGTTTTGACATGCACCGCCGAATGATTGAGATTAAAACTGATGCCAACAACGACTGAGAAATTATTTGATGAAGTCATTGGAATCTTGCACATTAGGGGTACGCAGTACGGTCACCCAATTAGTAACCACAAACGTATTGCTGAACTCTGGTCGGCTTACCTTGGTTATCCAATACAACCAAATGAAGTTGCAATTCTCATGTGTTTGGTCAAAATCAGCAGACAAGCTGAAGATCCAGGAGTCGCTGACAATTACAAAGATGCGCTTGGATACATCGCCATCGCTAAAACAATCACCGATGCTATGCAAGACGAAGATGGAGCGTGGGAATAATGGCATTTGATTTAAGTGAGTACACCACCGTTCAAGAACGTTCAAATATATTTTGGGAAAGGTATCCAAATGGAGCAGTACGAACAAGGATTGTCCAGGAGTCAGACACTAGAGTCATTGTTGTATGTGAATTATTTAGGGACAACTCTGATGAAAAACCATTCGCAACAGGTGAAGCCAAAGAAGTCATATCAGATCGTGGCGTTAATCGTGACTTTGCGCTTGAAAATTGTGCGACTTCGGCTAGAGGCGTTGCTTTTAAGGTGGCTAATATCGGTACTGAAAAGAATGGACCTAGTCGAGAAGAAATGGCACGAGTAAATGAAAAACAATTTACGCCTAAGTATGGCCGACCAGGATCTAAATCAGCTGCGATGGAAATGGCGCTACATATTGTGGACACACAATCTAAAGATACTGGCAACGAGCCTGTACCTGTTGAGTGGTCTATTGGTGAAAGCGTTAGCCAAATTGGTGAAGTGGTTTCTGTTGGTTTTACTTGCCGGCATGGTGATATGGTGAAAAAAGAGGGAATTTCTAAAAGCAATCAAAAGCCCTATGCAGGTTATGTATGCAGTGCGCCAAAGGCAGAACAATGCCCACCTAAATGGGGAGTTTTAACCAGTGCAGGCAGTTGGTATTGGCCTGATGATTCAGAACCAGGCAAAGGGGGTGAGTAATGGGATATGTTGAAATATTAAGAGGTGGACCTTACCTGGAGCGCATAGAGAACGACCAGGTAAAGTTCATACCTTCGAATGACGTATGTATAGCTTGTAATGATGACAGGTTAATACATAGTGGTAATTACTTAGTTTGTACTCAGTGCCATACCAGGCAATAAGGATATTACCATAATGCACCCACAGTTCAAATGTAATGGATGTAAGCGTAATACCGAGTTTCTATGGTTAGAACAATTAGATACGCCGGAAGGCTTTAAGGCTTATCAATGTATGGATTGCGGCATAGTAGGTATTAAAAATATAGCCGAGGCTTTGCATATTCCTGACAGTGATATATGCAGATGCGATAAGTGTGGTGGGTGGATGTTTGCAGCCGTGGTCTGCCACACTTGTCAACTAATAGGTGCTAAAAATTAAGCCGTTTAGTGTGGATTTATACAACACAAATGATGATGCTAAAAAGCTTGTAATCCAGGTTTTACAGTCTAAAGGCTATAAAGCCTGGGTTAATCCTGACATATATGGCATAGACATTATTTGCCAATACGCTAATGATCCATACACCTATCACGAGGTAGAAGTCAAGCATAATTGGAAGGGTGAGTCTTTCCCATTTCCAACAATTCATTTCCCATTGCGTAAATTAAAGTTTGCCAATGCACGTTCCTACTTTGTTATGCTTAATCACGAGCGTACACATATGTTGATAATACCTGGCATACAGCTGCTCAAGTCACCGGTTATAACTAAATCTACTATTTACACTGATGATGAAAAGTTTATTGAAGTTAAAATTAACGCTCAATTTGACAAGCCATGCTAGGCTCTAGTGTAGCAGTGGCTCACAAAGCCACAAGGCGAGCCCCAACGGGTAAGCTCGCAAGGTGCTGGCTAGTTGGGATCGCTATATTCATAGTCTTTAATTGCTTTGAAAAGACTAATTCCGTTGCAGATACAACTAATAATTACAGACAATGGGCATTCATACAACTTAATAATATAGATGAGTTCTATTGTATAGATGCTCTTTACTATGCAGAAAGTAGATGGAATCCATCAGCTGTATCACCATCAGGTAAACACTTTGGTATACCACAAGGTAGATCTAAATGGCTTAGCACTGTTGATGGTTATAAGCAAGTGATGTGGGGTATTAAATACAATCAAGTACGCTATGGTTCTATGTGTAAAGCATTACAACATTATGAGTTAAAGGGATGGCATTGACAGACAGAGCAATAGGTAGTGCTAAGTGGAAGAAGCTGAGACTACAGATACTAGATCGAGATGGTAGACAATGTGGGTGTGGTCAACCTGCAGATACTGTCGATCATATAATTCCACGTAGTAAATTGGGTGACATGTGGAGCCCAGATAATTTACAGGCCATGTGTAAATCATGTAATAGCGCTAAAGGAGGCCGTTTTTTAAGCGTGCGTTCCACCCCCCCTGTCTTTCCAGAACGTTCTCTCCCTGATACGGTCCGGATCATTCCAAGTTCACCTTTTATCAAACCGGAAACGATCCAAGTCAATGCAGAATGATGCAGATATAATCCCGATTAAACGAGGGGTCGGGATAATTGGCAGCACTGAGCCTAGAATCCATACGCCATTATTAAAAGGTCAATCCAAAGCACAAGAAGTTGCGGATCTAGCTGAGAAAATAGGCATGCCTTTAATTCCTTGGCAGCGTTGGGTGCTAGATGATCTATTGACTATTGATGATGAAGAGATGTGGGTTAAAAAGAGTGGCTTAATTCTTGTAAGTCGACAATCCGGCAAGACTCACCTAGCTAGAATGCTTATCTTGTCACATCTCTTTCTTTGGAATAGTAAAAACGTATTAGGCATGTCTTCTAACCGAAACATGGCATTAGATACATTTAGAAACGTTGCATACACTATTGAGGATAATCCGTTCCTAAAAGCACAGGTAAGACAGATACGTTTGGCTAACGGTCAAGAATCAATTACATTACTTAATGGCGCACGTTATGAGATAGCGGCAGCAACTAGAGACGCACCACGTGGTAAGACGGCCGACTTCTTATACTTAGACGAATTACGTGAATGGACAGAAGAAGCATTTACAGCTGCCCTACCGGTAACACGTGCTAGATCAAACTCAATGACCTTAATGACAAGTAATGCTGGTGATGGTTTTAGCACAGTGCTTAATGATTTGAGAGAACGTTCATTATCATATCCACCTGCAACTTTAGGTTATTACGAATGGTCAGCACCACAGCACTGCAAGATACATGATCGCAAAGCCTGGGCTATGGCAAATCCAGCATTAGGATATTTTGTAACAGAAGAAACATTAGAAGAAGCTGTTAATACAAACAGCATAGAAGCCACTCGTACAGAAATGTTATGCCAGTGGGTAGATAGCACCGTCAGTCCTTGGGTGTATGGTTCTATTGAAGCCTGCAGTGATTCAACCTTAGAGATACCTATAGGTCCTGCAACTATTATGGCATTTGATATTGCACCGACAAGACGATCTGGGGCATTAGTTATGGGTCAGATAAAAGATGGAAAGATTGCAGTAGGTCTTGCACAACTGTGGTCTAGTGAGATTGCTATTGATGAAGTTAAGATGGCAAGTGACATAAATGAATGGGCCAAAAAATATCATCCATCTATGATTTGCTTTGATAAATACGCTACTCAATCTATTGCGACAAAATTAGAACAAAGCGGCTGGATGGTTGTTGATATAAGCGGCCAAGCGTTTTACCAGGCATGTTCGGATTTATCTGATGGATTGGCAAATAACAGGGTTGTGCATTCTGGGCAAATAGATCTCGTACAACACCTTAACAATTGTGCTGCAAAGACCAATGATGCTGGATGGCGCATAATTCGAAGAAAATCAGCAGGTGATGTTACAGCTGCTATCTCTTTGGCCATGGTTGTTAGCCAATTAAACAAACCGCAACGCACCGCACAGATATTTGCCTAATTTGCACTAATAGTCCGTTTTATGGTATAAAGTATATATATGGGTCTATTGTCTGCTTTGGGTATAACTAATAATAATAAAACCGTACAAGCGCAATACGCCCCTGCCGTTATGAATGACGGATATGCATTTGGTGGCGTTGGTAACGGATTTAACTTCGGACCAATGGATAGATCATTGGCGATGCAAGTACCAGCTGTAGCAAGATGTCGTAATTTAATTGCTGGCGTAATCAGTTATTTACCATTAGAATTATATAACAAAACCACTGGTGAAGAATTGGGTTCACCTGTGTGGTTAGAGCAGCCGGACATCCGTCAACCTAGGTCCGTCACACTAAGCGCCACCACTGACTCATTAATTTTCTATGGTGTCGCTTATTGGCGTGTCACTGAATGCTACGCCTCGGATTTACGGCCTGCCAGATTTGAATGGATTGCTAATAGCAGAGTTAATGCACAATTAAATCCTAAAGGTACAGAAGTTATGTACTACACAATAGATGGCTCAAAAGTACCAATGAGTGGTCCAGGATCTTTAATTACATTCCAAGGTTTAATTCAAGGTGTGTTACAAACAGCAGGTCGCACAATTCAATCAGCTTTAGATATTGAAAAAGCATCTGCAGTAGCTCTTGCCACACCAATGGCAACCACTGTGTTAAAAAATACAGGGGCAGATTTACCAGAAGATCATATTCAAGGATTATTAGCAACTTGGAAAGCGGCTAGAGCATCACGTAGTACCGCATATTTAACTTCTACTCTTAGCGTAGAAAATATTGGATTTTCACCAAAAGACATGGCTTATGCGGATGCTTCCCAGTACCTAGCGACCCAATGTGCAAGAGCGATGAATATTCCGGCATACATGATTAGTGCGGACATGAATAATTCACTTACGTATCAAAACATAATTGACGGGCGGCGTGAATTTGTTAGTTATTCTCTACAACCTTACATCTGTGCAATTGAAGATCGTTTATCAATGGATGACATAACTGCTAGAGGAAATATTGTAAAATTTAATATTGAGGAATCATTTTTACGTGCTGATACAATGCAAAGATTATTAGCAATTGAAAAAATGTTATCTCTAGGTTTAATAGATGTAGATCAAGCAAAAGAAATGGAAGACATGTCACCTAACGGAAATGAGAGCTATAATGTTTCTTGAGTTTAGTAGTACAATTGAAAGCTCAGATAATGAGCGTAGAATAATTGCTGGCAAGATTGTGCCATACGAAGTAGTAGGCAACACATCAGCTGGTCCAGTCGTATTTGCTAAAGGCTCAATAGATATTGGTGATCCTGGCAAAATAAAAATGTTAATGCAACATAAGACTGATATGCCTATTGGCAGAATGCAAAAATTTAATAAAGCAGAAGATGGAATTTATGCTTCATTCAAAATATCTGCATCAATGCAAGGTGAAAATGCGCTTGTTCTTGCAAGTGAGCAGTTAGTTGACGGCCTATCTGTAGGCGTTGAAGTAACTGGATCAAAGCAAACCAAAGATTATTTATATGTAACTAAGGCCACCTTAAAAGAGGTCAGCTTGGTTGAATCAGCTGCATTTGGCGAAAATGCAAAAGTAACTAAAGTTGCTGCAAGCGAAAGCGAAGCAGATGCAACACCAACTACTACGGAAAGTGAGGCTATCTTGGATACAACTCCAGAGCCAACTGTTACACCGGCAGAGGTTGCTCCAGTAG